CTTCCTCTACCAGAATCCCGACCGCAAAAAGATATCTTAGAGACTTCTTTCTCTTCTCGGGGTCCTCGCTCAAGGAATGACCTTTTACGCCGTACTCTACCCAGAGGATATATTCCGTGTTGTTGGAAATTTCCCAAAGAAGCGGTCCCGCTTGAGCTAGATTCCAGTTTGAACGAAGGTTCCCTCCAAGGTATCCAGGAGAGCTCTGACCTACTGGAGAAGCTAATACGAGGTCATTAAGAATCTCCCTGGCGATTCTCTCCATTATGAAAGCAGCGCACTCTTGAGGGTACTTCTCGAGCCTTCTGAAGAACATATTCAGCTCATCGAGATTGTGCCTGATTTCGCCGTCCTGTCTCATTTCTCAGATATCCCCAGCACCACATAGCCTCTCTTGTTCTCCAAAAGGTCTATCTTGTAAGTGGTTTCCCCAATTTCAATCAAGTCGTCAGCGTTTACATCTTGGCCCACAAGAATTACCTTTTTGGAATCAACGGAAAGCCTACCAGCGCTCTGTTCGATCTGGCGAATGCTCCAGGAACCCACATATCCAGTTGTCGTTGTCGTCGAATATTTAGGGGTCCTCATTCCGGTGCTCGAGTAGGTATAACTGCTTTCTCGAAGGATTTTGACCGTCTCTTGCGGGAGATTCTTTGCAAACTCGGCATTCATAGACTCAAAGTGTTCAAACATACGAAGCCCTTCTATATCGTTTTAACATCTTCTCGATGGTGGCTCCGTATTTGTCCGAAAACGTCACCGAAGCGCCTTCGAGAGACTGAGAAACTATTCCCGATGTTAGCTGCAGCTGATGTTCAACCATATCCGCAGCCGTTAGCCTCAAAGCGCTCGGGGGTTCCTCGGAGTCTGGGATTCTGCAGTATCCTCTTATTTCGAGTTCGACAGCTTCTATAAGTGCCGAGATTCTAGTATCCTGGGTTGAGTCGGAGATTCCTTTCAGAGCCTTGTATTGCTGTAACGTAATTAGCGCCATAAAACCACCGCCAAAACAGAAGGGGCCATTTAGGCCCCTTCATCAATATTCAAATTTGAACAGATATACATCCACGGTAGGTACGCCATTTGTGGCGGACGCGTTCCAGGTGACTTTCACCTCAATGTATCCGCCGTACTTCAAAAACCTGAAAGTCTCCAGTGGACCAACAAGCAAACTTGAAGTATCCGTACCGGTAAGGGTTTCGGAAAGTGACCCTTTCGGAGCTCCACCAAAATCACCAGCGAGAATCTCAATAGTCACGCTAGTAGCGTAGGCAGTAGGTGAAGCGTCGGATAACTCGGGGTCGATTCCAAACATAATACCGATACACGAAGAATCGTATGCGAACTTAAATGTATTGGCGTATGTGTCGGTAGAGACCTTCGTTAGGTCTGTGGCCACCAACGACAGGGTAGTCATGTCGCTTGCATCGAACTCCACAAAGTCGATGGCTGGAACCTCAACCGGAGTTGCGTCAATGGTTATGGAGGTTGCAAAGGCAAACCCTCCAAAGAGGAGGGTTGCCAACAGCACTATTGAAGTAAATTTCCGCATTCATATCACCTCATTAGGTTCCTGGAGTAGCGAGCACTCTCACGAGAGCGCCGGGCTGAACTACCTTGCGGCCATAAACGAAAAGGCCCTTGATAGCGTCGGAGAAGTTGTTTTCGGGGCGATAGGCTTCTATCTTCGAAATCTGGCCGGCGTAGGAGATAGCGGCTCTAGTTCCAGCCATGATGTAGGTGTTGACCCCGGAGGTCTTCAGATGGTTGGACATAAGAACCGATATTCCGTTGATAACCACCAGCTGGCCGGTCTGAAGATAGTTCTGCCAGGACTGTTTGAACCACTCGCTCTTGAAGAGCATACCGATATACCACGGCGGAAGAACTATCCAGCGCCCATCATCTGGAACGTTTTCCTCGTTCATCTTCGTCCCGACATCGACGATAAGGTCGTAAGCGTCCTGCTCGCCGGCGCCATTACCTACGGTGTAGGCCGCCGCGCCATTCAGCATCTTTATGCCTGCATCGGCGTGAAGACTCGCAATGTCCTGGTCAATATACTTTGAGAGAGCGTAGGAAGCTCTCTTCATAGCCTCGTCCATTATCTTGACGTTCGCTTGGGCCGCATCGATGTCCTTCACCTGGAAGTTGAAGTATCTCCCTTTGTCGATGTTGAGAGTCTGGGAGGCATCTCCGAGCTCTTCTGGAGCGTCGATATCGGCACCGGTGTATTCCTTGACGGTTACATCGCCGATCTGACCGATTTTTACGGCGTTTCCCATTTCCTTTATTTCGCCCTCGTAGTCGGTATTGACCAGCTGTTTAAATACCAGCCTGGCATCAAGATGCGCCAAAAGTCTGGCCGACCAAAGGGTTGGAATAAAACTGGTGTAAGCCATTTCTTATCTCTCCTCTTACTTCAAATTTTTAAATCTGTCAGGGTTCGTTTTCCATATCTCGTTGATCTGTTCCGGGGTCATTTTTGCCACCTGTTCTTTCGTGAGCAGACCGTCCTTGGGGAGCGGATCCGATGGGTGAGGTTTGAGCCCGGTTTCTTTCAGTTTCTCTTCTACCTTGCTCTGAACCGCTTTCGTCCAGGCCTCGGAGAAAGTGTTGAGGTTGTTCAGGGTGGTCGGTTCATCTGGACCGACGAGGTAATCCACGAAGTCGGTAGGAAGGCCTTTTTTCGACGCTTCCTGGAGGACTTTCGCTCTGAGAGATTCCCTCATCTTTCCTGTTTCAAGTTCCTGGACCTTTTTTGTCAGTTCCGCCAGTTTCTTTGCCTCTGGCGTCTCCGGGGGGTTCTTTTTGGCTATCTCTTCTTCTACTATCTTCGAAAGGTTCTTCTCCTTCCAGCTCTCGAGACTCTTTGAGAAGAAAGCGTCCCGATAGCTTTTTAGTGCATCGTGCTTCTCTACCAGCTCGCCCGCGTTGTCCTTTGTAATGTTAGCCAACGGGTTGAATTGTTTGGCTAGTTCCTGTACCTCTGGAGCGTCTTTAGATTTCAGGATTAGTTCAATTGCCTCTTGAATGGTCATAATTTATCCTCCTCACCCTCCCGGTGCCATTTGCCCCGAGAGTGCTGGCATTATGGGTAGA